CACGTAGTTTAGCTTCCATCTCGCTTCTAATAGAAGCGATTGTGCCAAGTTCTCCTGACTCAAGTTCCCAGTAGTTAGCTGTAACTTTGACATCAGCACCGTCTAGAGCGTAGTTCATTCTCTCACTTACGGTGATCTCTGATGCTAGGTGAATAGCACCTGGTACTAGGGTTCTAACCTTAATCCCCTTGCGTACCTTTTTTACAAGTGCATCACCAGGCTTTAGAGCCCTTGAGTTCAGTAACATGCTTACGAAGTCTACAGTAAGGTGATGTGGCTGAACATATTCTACAAATAATTGAGCAAGTGCGTCCCTTTGTCCTTTATCTTTCATTAAAGAGGCAATGCTCTCCTTGATTTTTTCATCCATTGTTTAATTTCCTCCTAAGAGTTATTCAACCCTTACAGTTAGTTTAAAAGTAGTAGCATCAAAGCTTTCGGTAAAGCCTATTACTCCTACAGCCAAAGATGCGGTGTATTTTACTTTACCTGCGTTTGTAGTGTCGCCATCTACTGTGCATACAACAAGGGCAGCACCAGGAACTATGATGTTTGCATCATAAATGAAGCTACCAGAGGGTAGTGTGAAAGTACCTTCGGTGTAGGCTAGTGCTAGGCTACCAGATGGGATAGTCTCACCATCGGTATAACCAGGGTAGGTTAAGTACACTTTCGCATCGAAAGGTACATTAGCATCTCCACCAAAACCCTGTCTCAATGAGAATGGGTAAGATGGGGTTGGCTCATATATAGGGGTCTGACCGTTGCTTACTGGCCAAGTTATGATATACTTAGCTCTTAGGCCTTCCTGTGTGGTATGAGGAACTTTAGCTCCTTGCAGGTCTTCTCTGCTTCCGAAGCCGTGGGTTTCTGAGTGTGCACCTAGAACTACAAAGCGTCCTTCAACGATGTCCTCTGTAGTTACAACACCCTTTACCTTTTCAAAATCATTAATTTCCATTTAGTTATTCCTCCAAAGTTATTTAGAACCGTCTTTGCGTAGTTCTTCGGCAAGTTCTTTTAAGTTGTATTCTTTAGGGCTTTTACCACTTAGGTCGGGGATCTCTGTTGAGGAGTCTGCTTCCTGTGTGGTTGAAGAAAATGCCACAAGTTCTTGTACCATGAACTCAAGGTCTCCCTTGTTCATGCTCAATAGTTTTTCCTTATTCTCTTCAAAATAAGTATCAGGTTTAGTAATACCTGCTTTGCTGAAGGTGTCTTTTACTTCAAGGAATCTGGCAAGTGCAGCTTCTTTCTGCTCAATGGCCTCTTTGTACTCACGAAGAGATGCTAACTCAGTTTCCATCTCTGTAAACTTGGTTACTTTCTCCGCTAGTTCAGCCTCTTTGCTTGCTAGAGATGCCTTAAGTTCTGTCATCTCCTGCTTTAATTGTTCTAGTTCGTCCAATGTATTGTCCTCCGAGTTAGAATTATCCTGTGTTTCTACTGACGCCACTTGAAGTACTGGGGTTCTCCCTGCATAAGCAGGTCTACCAACTATAGTAACTCCTCGTAGAGACGTACCGATTAAGTCCTCTATACCATCTTCATCAAACTTTGAGTCGTCATGTAATATTTCCCAAGAAACATTTACAGGTGTCTTTTCAGCGATACAAGTCTTTAGGTATTCTATGTCCTGTTCTCGCTCTCTCTTCCAAAGGGCTGCTAAGGCAACTACCTGATTCCCAGATTGTTTCAGTTGTGCTATAACGCCTAAAGGATATGATTCTTCGTGACCGTCTTTAGGTTTCTCATATGCCATCTTGAATGGCATATAAGTACCTGTACGGATTAGGTTACTGAACTCTGACTGCGGTATACGCATTTTGTTTTCATTGGGTTGGTCATCTGTTAGAATAAACTTAGCCCAAGATATTGTCATATTGTCAGATACAGTTGATGATACTGCCTCTTTAATTTCTGCAAACTCATCATCATTAGAAGATTCTAACAGATTTTCTATATTTGTACTGATTATAAATGATTTTGTCATATTCTATTGCCCCGAAACCGGCTTTTTAGCTGGTTTCTTTGTAGTAGTAGTTGTATTCTGTCCAGTTGGTTTAATTTCTGGCTGTCTACTATTAGGAGTAGGTTGAAATTCTGGTACTCCTGACTTCTCTAGTTTCTTTTGTTCCTCTGTTCTTAGTTCAAGTTCATCATCAAATGAATATCCGAAGATGTCAGCCAATGATGTTCTGCTTAGTGAGCCAGTGTCTAATAGCATTTGCATTGCATCTATGTAGGTCTTGAAATCGTATAGATTTATAGGTTTGAACTCTATATCTGGCACAGACGAAAAATTATTCTTTGTTGCTATGTCATATACTACCTGTTGTAGTATAGTACGTATCTTATTTCTAAAGTTATCCATTGTCCTTACTGGAGCAATGGCAGAGTATTCTGGGTCAGATGCATTACTTCTTTCTGACTCCCCTGCAATAAGTGTTCGTGGGAAACCTAAAGCAAATATCAACTCTTGGTTCACCTCTTTGTACTTTGCCTCACTAAGAAGTAATTCCACATTTGGAAACACCCACTCCATGTTTACGGTGTGGTTTGAATAGAATTGGAATATATTTTCCACCGTATTATATGAGGCATTTCTCCAAGATAACTGATCCTTTATCTGGTTCAGCATATCTTCGTCCTCTTCAGACTCTGTCATGGGGAATGTGTCACTACCTATCTTTACATGAAGTATAGAACTGATTACTTTAGTTACGATTGAGTAGTCTGCCTTCCTCAAGTTCCTCTTATGCTCTAGTATGTCTATAGCTGCGGAAAGATAAGGTACTGGATAGGGTGAATCCTGTATGACCCTTCTTCTGAGAATGTAGGGATTGTCTAGTAGTACCTTATCCTTTCCACTTTCTATGTCCTGAACGAATTTAGGATAGTATGACACTAGCCATGCATATAGCTTAAGGTCTTCCGTTCCGTCAGGATACTTACCTTTATTATTAATAAAGTATCTTAACTCATCTGGTATTATAACATAGTATGAGGGTTTATTGGAGATTATAGTCTTTTTTATTTCTATTGATGTTGGATCTCTAAGCCAAAGACTATCTGGTAAGGTCAGGTGGGTATATTTCTTTACCCCCAGTCTGGCCACCTCATCCTTTCCCTTTACTATGTACTTGAACTCTGGAACAACTAGGCCTGAAATTAAATATTCCAGTGCCATGTCCTCAGCAAAGTCCAATAGTTGCTGTTCCATACCAGTAAATACTCGGAACTCATTGTCACTGAGTCCGTTCTTGGAAAATTCCAAGTCATTAATACCTATCTCTACAAGTTTATTTATTGTTGTAGATGTAAGTGCATCCTTCCTATAATAAAACCTGCACTTATTTACCAGAGATATAAAGCCGTTCTGGTCCATAGTAGCTGCCCTATCGGTGGGCTTTGTGCTCCACGGATTTACAATCTTTAGGGGATTTTCAGCATAGATGAACTCGGCTCTTTTTGTACCTGGTTTCTTTTGTTTAACTTCTGTTGCCATAATTTATAACCATCCTGACCTTAGCAGTTTCTTTTTGGTTCTTCTCGAAAAGGAGAACTCATTCATTAGATAATATGACGTAGCAGCACACAGTAGAGCGGAGGTAAAGTGATCTTCACCTTTCTTACCTCCCTTTGTAGTAAGGGTTCTGTATGCTATCTCTCCACTGACCGTTTTCGTATATGTCATTCTCTCTAATTCTACCACAGTTTCCATATCAGTAGTCGTATATACAATACGACCATTGTTGGTGTAATCCTGTAAAATAGAGACGGTAAATGGTTTTGTCTTTGATTTTATCTCCTCTCCTTCTGTGCTAAGGCCTAGAACCATAGAAGATGAGAAATCAATCGGTACTATTTTCTTTTTATAATCCTTGTGTATATAATCCTTAAGTTCTAATAAATCCTGTATAACGGATATTCCTGCACTTCCCTTATCCATTCCTATGATAGATGGATTGAATCTCGAATCCAATAAATCTATTATCTTCTCCTGAATTGGGTAGGATACTTTTGATAACTGTATCTTTGCGTGGAATTTTAATCTACCTATATCATCCAAGTACATAATAAAGATGGCGGTTGGCTCTGTGTATCCCAAGTCTATGCCAAATATTCTATCCACTCTGTCGTCCTTCAGGGGGGGTATCATGGCTACTTTTGCCAGTATGCCAGCTAGATTTTCTGACTCCGTTATCCCATCTATAGTAAGTTTATAGATGGGATAAGGCTGGATTTGGAAGGTACTTCTGTCGAACAATGAGAAGATTGGTTTCCCATGCTGACCCAGTACTGAGTGAATATACTCGTCAGATTCTTCACCACCATACTGCTCTATAGCTCTTTCCTTATCCTTCTCAAAGAATCTAGGGTTTTGAAAAGCTGAAACCCTATGCTTAGTGTAGTTAGTATTTTCCCTGTCGCAGTGATAGAGTACGTTATTCTCTCTTACCCCCGTAGGTACTCCAGATACAAGTAATTTAAAGCCCTGTTCCCATGTGTTTATAACAGGTTGTAGTTCGTTGAATGTAGCTACTGGATAATAACCTGCCTCATCCAGTAAAACATATGGACTGTGCAAACCAATAACATTTGCACCTGTACCAGACTGGCCTGCGATACGACACATAAGTTTGGTATTGTTTAGTAGCTTCAAAGAAAACTCTGAGTTGTTTATACCTCCCTTTGGCTCTATGAATTGTTTTAGAATTGAATTAGAGCGTAGTAATCTGGATAATGTGGTGAATACTGGCTCTAGGTGAACCTTGTTAGGTACTGAGTAAACTATGTAATCATTTGGAAAGATATTAAATATCAAGGCCCATAATAAAAGTATGGAGATAGCTACCGTCTTTCCTACTGCACGGGCACAACACAGAGACACGTAGTTACTGAAGTCCAGCATGAATTCTCTCTGATAAGGTGTCAGTTCAAACTCAGGATCTCCAGGTATGCTATCTATGTTCATTACAAATTCCCCAAATAACACGGGGTTTTTGAATATCTCATACAGTATTAAATCTTCTGGGGTTGCTTTTTCTACTATAGGCATTTATTTTTTATGTGCCCAACAAACTAAGTTGGAGCCTCCGTCAGATTCTATAATTATGTCCACAAACCCTACCTTCTCTAAATAGAACAATAATGATTCTGGAGAGAATAAGGTATAGTGTGCGTTCCACCTCCAATCATCCCCCCTCTTTGCAAAGGTATTATCTTCCTGTCCTCCCATAATCCAATAAGAAGC